ATTATTACTCCCCGCAGTTTTTAATCTGAGGGAAGCGAGGGTGGAGGTTGTAACACCGCCGATATCCATAGTCGATTGCACATCCAGCGCACCCGTCATGGTGTCGCCAGAAAGGTTCACATAACGTGCGTCTGATTGTGTTTGTGTAAGGTGATCAGCGAGGACGAATGTGCCGTAGCCAATGATATCCACTACATCATTAACTGAAGTAGCAGAGTTAAATACAATGGATGTACCTGTGGTAGCGGTTACGTCTTTGGTGGAGCCAATAACCTGTTTCACACCATTTAAGAATACGTCTACATATCCCGCATCGTATGTTGCTGCGAAGACTGTTTGACCAGCCGTAGCTGTATAGCTGTAGCGGTTTGTAGTGCCGTTTACCGATGAACCAGCATTTGTCCAACCGTTAGCGGAGTATACTTTCATAGCACCCGCTGTGGTATCGAAATACAGATCACCTACATCCAAGGCTGACCCGTCTGGATCGGCTGTTGGGGCGGAACCTTGTGCACCAAGGTATTGGTTTTGGAATGTTGCTAAAGATGTAGCCGCAGAATTCTTGCTGGTTAAGGCTGATGCCGCTGAGTTGGATGCATTTGTTTCGCTAGTAGCGGCATTGGATTCTGAGGTTGCCGCATTCGTAGCTGAAGTAGATGCAGCTTGCGTACTTTGGAAAAGGCCATCAACATAAGACTTGTTACTTGCATGGTCATTGGCAGTTGGAGTAGCCAAGCCAGTGATGTTGTTGGAGCCCATTGCAAGGTTACCAGACATACTGTCGCCAGTTTTAGTAACCTGTAGAGCATCCTGTTGGTCTGTATAAGCCTTACTAGAAACATCCTGTGCTGCTGTTGGATCACCTACACCAGTAATCTTGTTGGTAGACATAGCAATAGCACCTGTCATGGTGCCGCCAGCTAGTGGTAACTTAGTAGCAATGCTGTTTGTAATTGTAGTAGAGAAGTCTGCATCATCGCCCAGCGCAGCCGCTAGTTCATTTAGTGTGTCCAGTGTACCCGGAGCACTATCAACTAATCCAGCTACAGCATTATCAACGTCTACCTTACGTGCCGCATCGTTGTCGTTTGTTGGTGCAGACAGGTTAGTGATAGTAGCTGATGTGCCAGCGTTCATGTTCAACGTACCATCAATCGTGACGTTGTTGAATGTAGATGTACCACTAGAGGTTACATTACCCGCAAGGTTACCTGTTATAGCACCTGTAACTGGCCCTGTATGCGTACCGGATGTGTTACCCGTTACGTTTCCGGTTAGTGCGCCTGTAATCCCGCCACTAGCCGTTACTGTAGTAAATGCACCACTGGATGCTGTAGTAGCACCTATAGTGGCCCCATCTACAGATCCACCATTAATATCAACTGATGCTAGTGTAGCTTGACCTGTGGTAGATATCGTAGTGAAATTACCAGACGCTGCGCTGTTAGCACCAATAACAGTACCATCGACAGCACCACCATCAATGTTTACTGAGTTCAGTGTTGCTAGACCTGTGGATTCAAGAGTGGTAAACTTACCTGTGCTGTGTGAGTTTGCACCCACTGTAGCACCATCGATAGATCCACCGTTAATATCTGCTGTGGCTGCTGTTAAAGAAGTAGTAGCTTCTAGTGTAGTAAATACACCAGCCGCCGCATTAGTAATACCAATAGTAGTGCTATCAAGAGCACCAGAAGCAACATCAATAGAATTAACTGTTGTAGTACCTGTAGTAAAGTTTGCATTAGCTGCAATAGTAACTGCACCACCTAAGTATGTTGTCCCAGCTACATTAAGAGTACCATCAATGTCAGCATTTCGGCTTAGGAATAGATCCCTCCAACGCTTAGTTGTACTACCTAAATCATTTGTGTTGTTAGCGTGTGGTCTAAAATCTCCGTTAGTATCGATGAACCTATTCTCTAACCATACAGCCGCACCAGACGCAGCATACATGCATACAAAATAACGATCATCATTAACGAAGTACCAGCTAGATCCTACAGCATATCCGTCAGCAGTATCATCACCCACGCCCGGTACACGAGTAGCAGCAAAGTTATTACGTCCACCTAAGCCACCATTAATGGCAGGAAGGAATCCTGAAACCGAAGTTGATAATTCAATCTTAGGGGCATTCCCCGTGGTCCCATCATGAGAGTGTCCGCTGCTGAGATTAAAAGCCGCTGCAAGCTGGTTAAATTCAGCCGTTAGTGGTGGAGCAGTAATGTTCTCACCGTTTATTATGCTTGCTGTGGACTGTCTGGTATATCCAGCCATTATCGTCTCCCTGATTGCGTATACTCTAGGACGATCCCTTGAATACTGTGAGGTTCAAAGTTGCCTGTAGTAACGTAAGTAATTCGTGCTGAGAATCCGCTGCCCTCTACGGCAGTGCTAAGTATAGGTTTGTCAGATCCACCATAAAGTAGACCTGAACCATTATATGTTGTATTAGTCCCTCGATAAACAACAGGACGACCTGTAATCTGTTCGATAAATGATTGCGGATTTGCAGTATCTGCGGCGAACCAATCATAAGTAACGCCTAAGAATATTTCCAAGTTTCCTTCAGCACGTATAAATGTATTTACCCGGCGTAGGTTCTTTCTGACTTCAGTATCTCCAAAATCAAAGAATGGAGTAGAGTACACTGCGGTAATATCATTACCCCCAAACTGTGTGCCTTTTTCCTGCTGGTATACTTTACCGTCATAGTCACCGTGTAGAACAATCTCTTGCCCATTCACGTAATCTGATGCAGCACAGTTTGCTCGAATACCTAGTAGCTCACCAAATTCCCATCCAAGCTGTTGATCAGAAGTACGAAGGCCTCCTATTAATCCAAACCCTTCGGTAACTGTTGTAGCCGCTCCAGATAAGAAATATCTAAGCTGTCCTTTACTACGAACCACCACAGAGACTAACTCCGATAAGTCGTAAGTTGAAGGTAAAGTCTGTACAAGTGTTTGTATAGATTTGGAGATTGTTTCGATCTCTACGTCACCTATGCGAGAAGTACCAGAAACCGGACGCAGGCCATCAGGAGCTAAGAATGCTAGATCACCACCTATTTCAACAACCGAGTCTCGGGCCACACAGCCTACGTTTGCTGTTACAGGTTCTACGAGAAATACTAGATCATTGTCTGGTACAATCTTCTTAATTTCGTTTGTACCAAATATGAATAAGTCAGTACGGAATGGAGCTATTTGAACTAGATCAAAACCAACTCTAATAACCGCAGAGTTAGTAGCTGGGTCAAAGTTTGTTTCATTACGTGTATCTGAATAAGCTACCTGTGAAGCATTTGTCTGATCACCCCCGAGGAATAAATAACCCTCAAAGGCTTTTACTAGCTCTGGTCTAGCTGGTACGTTAGTACCTCCCGGTGAAGATGCACCACCACTATTAGTAGGACTTAGTTCTTTCCAATTAGTGCCATCATATACAACTGCATTGTTAATACCATCTACGAAGCAGACTTTAGATCCACCACCAAAGTTAAATTTAGCTGACCGTAATCGTTTGATTGTAAGACTGTCGTTGTTGGTAACAGTATTTCTGGTAAGTCCTGTCGTGTATTTAGACCAACCCACACCAGCTACAAAACGGTAGAAATTATATTCTCGGTTATCAATTACAACTACGGAATTTACAGGAGCCGCTGTATTTAGTGTTATAGCGTTACCATTCCTAGTATAAGAAGATGATGGTAAAATACTTCCATTAAGCAATACAGCAAAATTTGCAGTGTTTGTTATAGTGAGAGGACGACTGTTATCGTCATTAAAGTTAAAAACACTGCGGGTAGATCCTGTTACAGTGTATGTGTACACTCGATCTTTTCGGGAGGCTATAACCTCTGTAGATAGAGTGGCATCGTTGTAGAATATCTCTAAACCAAGTATCGGACCCTCGGCGTCATCCCCACCCACAATAGGGTTTGGTCCGTAATCCTCATAACCTTCTAGGCGTCTATATCCACCAAATAGGCTGGTCTCATAATTAACAAGCCGGGTTGCTGACCCGGGCTTTTCGTCGCTTAATAGCAGATGGTTCTGCGTAGCGTCTAGACCGCCTCTACAGACAGCCTTAAATGATTGGATATTATCAGCCATTAAAAACTTACTCTGGTATCTCGAATACTCTCGTACTTATTGATAAGCACAGACTGCATGTCTTTAATGCCTTGAAGGAACTGAGCCATAGCCACGTTGGCTTGCTCGGTGTTATCCCTAAACATATACAAGTAGTATAGAGCACCATCTATTAGGATGTGATCATATATCGTAGGTACTCGGGTCTGATCTGCGGCTGCCTGTAAGGCAGAATGGGTCAGAAAGTATTGGAATGTAATTGTGTAAGTGTTGTCGGGAGATGGTGTTAGGCCATATCCATTTCCGTGTGATGGAAATACAAACTCAGGTTTACCTCTACCAGATGCACCAGCGTCAGCATCAAGATGCCTATACTTCTGATACCATACGTCTCGGGAGATAAATTTCAGAGGTCTGTTTGTTGTACCTAGTGCAGGGTCACCTACTAGCTGAAATGAGTTTAACTCTGCTGTTTTAAAGAAAGTAGGCCAGCTATACTCTTCTACACCAACAGTTAATGTCTGCGAATGCTGTGCAGCATTGAAAGGCCACTCAAACTCAGCCGAATTAATCTTGGCTATAGAAGAACGAATGGCGTCCTTGGCTAATGCCTGAACGCCTCGTGTGCTGCCAAAATCAGCTTCTGCTAACTCAACCTCATTGAGGCGTCGAAGCAAAGTATTTGTAAGATCTATGAATGTACTAGGCATATGCTACCCTAATCAAAGTGTAGTGGGGGACAACTAAGCCCCCCACCATATGTTGCTATGCAGCGTTATATACTGCGGTCATGATAGCTTCTGGCTTCAAGATCTTGCGCCCATAGAGCTGCATGCCCCGGACCTGATCACTGAATGTAGTTGGTGAGCGGAATGTTTCCGTTTTTGCCAACTGCTGTGCAGATGCGATAGATGAGTCATGTCCAGCAACAATCACGCCGAAGTTCGTTTCCGAACCCGCTGCCGCATTTGTGTCTGGGCCAGTACCC